TTCAGCAACATAATAATACACAGAACCACTTAAATTTGTTGGAATAGTCCATGTTATCTTTGCTCCATTACTTCCTGCAGGTATATCTCCAGTATCGTATCCGTCTAGTATAGGTGTTCCACCACCATGTGTTCCATCAGCAGTAGTTGAGAAAAATACACTTTTACCTACCATGCTACTATCACTAACATCAATAATTAAAGTACCACCTTTAAAAACTGTACCCCAACCACTAGTTGCGTCAGCTATAACATTACCTGTTCCAAATTGACGATCTAATCTATTTGTAGGATTAAGAAATTTTACAAACCGTGTTGTAAAAAGAGGATGAGTAAAACTTAAATTTAAAGATGAACTTGAATTGCTGTAATTTTTTGTATTATTACTACTATTACGTAGTAAATCACCGTACTGTGTTAAAGCTACACCGTCTGCTGTTGAGTATTGCTGATGTATGCCTGAAAAACGAACAACATCTCCTACCTGTAGTGGTCTAGTTAAACCAATCATTTTTAATTTATTTGCTGTTGTACTATTATATCCTGTTGCAGTATTTGCATAAATAATACCACTATGCATAGTTTTACTTGTATTATATTTTGCTGTAGTAGCAGTATTTGTTACGTTTGTAATTGGTATTGCTTCAGGCTGTATAATATTACTATCTTCAAAATCAAATTTAATAGATACATCTCCAACTACATCTCCTTCAGGATCAGTAAATAATTTCATCTTATGTAATGATTTTCTTTTCTGTGGGTCACGTATAGGCATAAAAGGAGAAGCATACCGTGCAACAATGTCAGAACCATCTAACGTTGTACCTTTTTCCATTTGATAAATATGCTCTGTTTCATTAGCATATAGAATTAATTCATCTATGTCTGTAGGATAAGCTAGATAAGAACTTGTTGCTATTTTTGCTTTGTACCCTGAGATAGTACTCCATGAAAAACCTTCAGCTAGTTGAGTACCTATAAAACCTTCAGTAGTTGTTCCTGCAATAGCTTCTCTATCTTTTTTGTAACCAAATAAACGATATTGAGATTTACCTCTAACTACCATACTACAAAATTCTAAATTATCTTTTATTAAAGTTGTTATTTCATCTTGAATATTTTTAGAAATAACAGCTAAATTAAACTCATTAAATTGTTCTGTTCCACTTAAAGAACGAACACCATCAGGTCCTAAAAATACTATATCCCCACCTATTTCTTTTATAGTATCTGGATAAGGACAACCTATATCTGTTGTAATAGGTTGTAGAGCCCAATCTACTTCTCCCATTCCTGTAATTTTTTGTATGCGTTGTCTTCCAAATATAATAAGTTGGTTACGAAAAACTTCAAAACCTGAAATGTCATTTCCTACATTTCGTGTTGTTGCTCCCACAGAAGCATCAAAACCTGAAAACGTATTTATTTGCGAATGAGCTAATATGTTTTTATTTCCATAAAAAATGTGATTTTTAAATTCTGTAACAAAAGAAGCACCTATAATATCATTTGGTGTATCTTTTTCTATTCCATTAGAATCTACATATCTAGCTAATGATTTAAAACTACCCCCATCATAATATACTGGAGCATTTTTACCATCTACAGCAATAAATTTTTCTACACCATCAAAATTAAAATTAGCAAATCTAAAACGTGACGTTGTTTTTTCTCTGCTATAAGCACTTTGAAATTTAACACGATCCCCTTCTTGTACAGATATCGTTAAACCATTAGTAGATTGTCCAGTGTTGTAGTAATTATAATTATTGTGAGTATACCTAGTTCTAAAAGTTATTAAAGCTGTTCCTTTGTTAGCTACTCCATCTTGTTCAACTTGTGTTTCTGTAAAAGCATTGTTATAATTTTCAACTTTTGTAATTATATAAACAGCTTTATGAAATCTGCCATCATTTATATTATGATAAGGAAAAGTATAATCACGATAAGAATCTTCTACAGTAAAAGTATCTCCTATTTTTGGCATTTGATTTAAACCAGTAAATATTACAGAGGTATTTGTTTCAATTCCATATTTTATAGAAGCTTGTCCATAATCTGGTGTACTAATTTTTGTCCAACCACCACCTTTACTTGTGTATAAATCTAAACCTCTTGCAACAACTGTTGTATCGTTCCAAATATGTACTCCTAGTATATCAGAGTTTGTTCCTTTTGTAAAGACTATTTTTTCATTATGTGCTGTTTGATAAGATAAAGCAGGAGAAATGGTAACTTGCTGCGTTGAAAACTCAAAAGTAGAAGATAAATCCTGTATCGTGTAAGTTTTAGTATCAGAAGTAAATGTTAGTGTTACATTATTAGTTAATGCTACAGAAGCACTTAAAACTACAGTATATATTGTATTAAGACCATTTTGCTGAGTAGTAATGTTTGTTACAGTAGTTCCTGCACTTATACCTGTTCCACTAACAGCCATACCTATAGTGATAGGTCCTACTATATTGTCTATAGGAACAGATGTATCTGCACTACCACTATCGTTATTAACAAGTGCTGTTGCAGTACGACCTCTAACTTCAAATGTGTCACCTACGGCAGGTTGCATAGATAAGTTTTGTATTGTGATGCTTGTATTAGCATCTTTTGCTATTTGACTAAATAGACTAGGTTCTCCGTATGGGGGAACAATATCGTCTGCATACTTTACATACCCTTCTAATCTTCTATAACCACCACCAACAGAAGGCTCAAAGTTAACAAGCTTTCGTGCTGATCCGGGAGCTTTTGTTCCTTGTTGTAGTGGTGATAAACTTGTAATTAAACCACCACTAAATTCTAAGGGTAAGGTTTGTAAAGTATCTGCCATTATAGTGAATCCAATGAAGAACCTGCATTGACGAGTGAACTACCTACTCTACCTCTACCACCTGCAATTGTTGGTATCATATAAGAACGAACATAGGTATAGTTATTAATAAGTAAAGAACGCATATGTTTTATGCCATCATCAAACTTTTGTTTTGCTACTGTAGCATCTTGGGTATTACCTCTAAACAAATAAGCATAGTGCATTGCTCCATCTATAATAACATGTCTAAAACGTTCAGGTACAGCAGGAACATCTGTTGCATTAATTAAGTCCACAGCTATTCTGTAATATTCGTATATTAATTTATATGCTTTATCAGGAACAGGTGTTACAATATACTCTAATGATGGTGCAGCAATAATATGATTAGGAACTCCTGCTACAGGGTTCTCTTTATATTCTTGATCTACATACCTATCTAGATATTCGTTGTATATTAACTCTTTTAATTTTACCGTTGAATTATTTAATGTTGAATCTTCTTTAATACGAAAACTTCTAAAGTTAATTGTTTTAGCATCTGCTGGAAAAGGGTAACGACCTACATTTACAGTTAGCACATCTTCTTGTGTTACATGATTAAAGGGCCATTCATATTCAGATTGATTAATATATCGTATAGAAGAATTAATTGCTTCTTTTGCTGATTGATAAAAACCTGTTGCTGTTGCAAAATTAGAAGAAGTTAACTGTACTTCATTTAATCTACTATTGATATCATTAACAACACCTAAAAAATTATATGCCATATTATTTATCCCTTACTGCTAATTTAATACTTCGTTTTGCAATGCTTCCAGTGCTATCTGTAATTTTACAAAACCATGTGTACTCTCTGCCTGTAACACCACCTGCAATTTGTAAAGTTGCTACTTGACTTGTTGAATCTAAAGTTGTTGCTCCTATTTTTTGTATGTTATCTGTAGTGCCTGTAAATGTTAAAGTTACATCATTACTTAAAGTTTGTGCAGACGAAAGTGTTATACTAGATTGACTTGCTACAGCCGTAACAGTTACTGTTCCAGATATTCCTGAACCTGTTACCGTCATACCAACTTGAATAGGTTCGTTAGCATGCCCATCTAAAGCAACAGTAGTTGAAGATGTTGTTGCACCGTTTACAGCAGCTGTACCTTGTGATGCCGTGCTGAAAGATTGACCGTCATCAACGTTTACTTCTGTATCATATTCACTTGATTTTAAAGACCATACAACTGAACCTACGTTTGGTATGGTTGCTGTTCCTAACCACCGTGACCAATCTACACTAAAATCTAATTGTTCATCTGGGTCTTTAGAGGGCCATCGAAAAGACATATTTTACTCCATTATTAATACTGTTCGTTCTCCTGTTGTTGTTTGAGATTCTATATAAACTTTTCTTGTTTCAACAGGTACATTTATTGTTCTTGCTATATTTTGAGTTTCAATGTACGCAAATCTATTTTCAACAGGTACATTTATTGTTCTTTCTTTTGTGCTACGCATTATGCTACTCTTCTTACGTATGCTGTACGTCTTCTGCTATAGTTATCTGCGTGTGCAGAAAAATCAAATGCCGTACCACTAGCAGGACTTACACCAAGATTTGCAATACCTTGACTAACAACACCTGTAGCTGTGGTGCTTGTTAAAGTATCTACTGTTCCTGCAACACCTGTACTTGATACAAATTCAAGAGGTGATTCTGATACATCAATACCACCTGTACTTAAAAATGTTACATTTACAGTTGCATTACTATTTACAGATTCTACAGCAGTTGTATTATCAAAATAAGGAAGAGTAACTAAACCATCTGTATTAACACCTGTAACTACTAGTACACTTCCAGCTAAAGGTAGTGTTGAAAAAGGAACAACGGAATATGGATTAGTACTAAACATTGTTAAACTGGATCGTCAAAAAATATTATTTTCTTATTAGGATCACGATGTTGTGTAACTACCCAATCAGCACCGTTCCAAGTACAGACATGCGTTTCATCATTGTAATTTGGATATCTATCAACTAACGCATATCCAGCATCTTTTAGTTCTTCTTTTGTAAAACTTTCTTTATCTGTTCTTGTCTTACCATTTGATAATCGTATTCTGTGTGGTAGTTCATCCCATATTAAAGGGTATTGTTCTTTATAGGAATAAAAATAATTATGTTTAAAATCTTGTGACACTTTAATAAATTCCTATCCATATTGAATCATTTATATTAATTGTAGAAGATTCAGTAGGATTAGTTACAACACCATGCACAACTCTTATTTTATCACCAGCACTAAAAGTATGAGCAGGGCTTCTTGCAACTACATGAGAATATCTAGATGCTCCACTTACTTCACCATATATATAATTAGCACCACTACTTTGAGCTACTGTACCGTTTCCTACAGAATAAACAGCAACTAGGGTAGGAGCAATTCCATCTGCCATCCCTGTGTATGTACTACCAGTACCAGATGCTAAATTAATTTCATTAACACCAGCACCTGCTGTAATAGCGGCATATCCTGAATAACTAGCTACATCAGATGGGGTAAGATAACTACTTAACAAGCTACTAGAACCAGCAATTCTTGTGCCATTATCTTCCCAAGATTGGTTATTAACAGAAAAATTCCAAGTCTGTTGTATTACATTAGAAGAGTTTAGTACTTGCACAGCTGCTATACAAATATCATTTCTATACGTTGTTGCCGTAGTGCATTTTAGCACTACATAAACTCTTGCACTTCCACCAAACGCTTGTTGTATTTCACCAACATCATAATCAAGAGTGTAATCGCCTGAAGAAGAATCCACTATTGTTCTATTAGATATTTCATAAAAAGCACTTCTAATATCTGTTCCAATTTGTATGGCATCAGTTACAGTTATATCACTAGACTCAATAACTATAGGTCCAGATGTGCTTCCTGTTCTTATCTGCAATTTAAATACATTACTTTCTGAATCCCCCGGACTTACTTCTGCAACTAAGCCAAAAACAATAGCAGTTGAATTATTGGTAGTACTAAATGAACCATCTATACCACCATTATTTGGTGAACTATTAAAATCAGCGTCTACCATAGTAGTACCAGAAACAGTAGATATTGTATAATATAAAGTACTACTATTAGGAATGTGTTCTGTAACAAGTGTAAATGTTACAGCGTTTCCCTCTGTAACAGTTGTTACACTAGGAGTAAGAGATAAAAACCTATGAGTTCTGGGCCATTCAATTGCTACTCTTTTAATATGAACGTCATGCAAATCGTGGATACCTTTTGCAGCTAAAGTGCTAGTAACTATTCTATCGTCTGTAATAAACCCACTATTTCTTTTCATTTTTAATGCCTAGTTAAAATAAGTTGTTTCTGTAAAACCTAAATAATCCTGCCCTACATTTGTTGAAGGAAAAGTTCTTAAAGGACCCCATATAACCCTAACTACACCTTGTCCACCAGAACCTGCACTACTACCCCAGTAGCTTGATGATTTACCACCACCACCACCACCATAGTGACCACCAGATTGAGTTTGAGCTAAATCCGAAGGTATTTCAGTATTATCTCCACCAGAACCTCCACCACCAGCACCAGTGCTTGAGCCGTTTCCACTAGAACCTTCACCATAAGGAGCTACTCCTCCTCCTCCACCTGATATGTGGTCTGTATAATCACCCATAGCCGCACCACCACCTCCACCAGCACCACCAGAGCCATTATCTCCTGAAGCAGCGGCATCATCTCGCCCATCTCCACCATTTCCACTATAACCACCTGCACCACCACCACCTGCAGGACCATAGCCTTGACTTGATGTTGAATTTACTCCACCACCATTTCCACCCCCATAAGTTCCATAGGAAGTAGAAACAGTAAACGTAGCACCACTTAAATCCGTATTGTATCTTCCCGGACTACCACCATTAGCGTTTATTGTCGATACATCTTTAAAAAAACTAGCTCCACCTGCAGTTGAACCATTTTGATAAGCACCATAGTTACCTCTTCCACCTACTTGTATTGAAATACTTTCACCGGGAGTAACAGTTACACCATTTAACCATGCTAAAGCACCACCTGCACCACCACCCATAGCATAAGTGTGATTTTGATTACTATTAGCATAATACATACCACCACCACCTGCACCGATACAAACAACAGAAACAGAGAGTACTCCTACAGGAACTGTCCAAGTATGTGTGTGGTTTGAAGTACTTGTGTTACGAAACAATGCACCCCCTATTATAGCAGTATTTAATCTAGTACTATCTATACTAGATATACCTTTAAAGTTAAGAATTTCACTTATGCCAACATAGCTTTGATTATTAAAATAATTGAAAGACATAGTTAAGCATCATCTAATTCTTCATAAGAACACATTAAACTAATATCACCAGTTGCACTTGCAAGGGCACGAATTGCTCTATCTTCTTCTAAATAAAAAGATGTATCTTTTGATATGATAACAAGGGATGAATCTGCTGGAACTGTAACTGTTTTTGCTAAATGAAAAAGTGTAGTGTTAGTATTTGTTTGTAAAGTTACAAAAACTGTAATATCTGCATCATTTGTTCCATCAATATTCGCGGCAATAATACTATTAATTTTTAATAATTTATTAGTAGTTGCTCCATTGTCTAGTAGTGTTGCTGCACTCGTTGCAACATCAGCATCATAAGCTGTTTTACCTAGTATTGAAGTTACGTTGACTATATTTGGAGCTGCCATATTTTATTCTCTCTTTCTTTTATCCGAATACCATTGCCATTGCGATAGCTTTACCTGTAGTCGCACCTGTTGCTGTAGTTAGGATATTATTACTTTGAATTGAAACGACACCTGCTGATACTCTTTCTATTGTTGTATCGTCTGCATGTCCTAATTCTATAGTTCCCATTGCTTCTATATTACCATTTACATTTAAAATTTGATTCCAATTTCCCGGAGAATTATGCGTATTTCCTATAGAAACTTTTCCATCTGTTCTGACACAAGGTCTTACTGTGCCACTATGATACCCAAATGAAAAATAATTTCCTGCATCACCATCACTTATATGTTTAGCACTAAATTCAACAAGATTATTACTACTTGAAGCTTTACCAAAAGTAAACTGTGCATTTTGACCATCAGCTAAATTAGGAGCTAACGCTTGTATCGGTTTTTGCCAAGCTCCACTATTTGTATAATTTATAATGAATTGACCATTAACTGTAAGATTACCAGCATGGGTATCTAGAACAACAGTACCTGTAGCATCTGGTAAAGTTATGGTATTGTCTTGAGTTGGTTCTGTAACAGTTAAAGTTGTTTCATGGGCATTTCCTGTAGCACCTTCAAACTCTAAATTAGCTCCTGCTCCAAGTTGAATAGTATATTGTTGTATTCCTATATCTGTAATAGCATTCATATTACCAGTAGTTATTACAGTTCCTGTAGCATCAGGTAATGTATATGTTCTATTTGCTGTAGGTGTGGTAGTTACAAGCTCTAAATCATAACTAGTACCTCTTGTATTATTCCATCTAATAGCATGGCTATCATCCTCTAAAAATAATTTGTTGTATGCAAATTGATAAGATTCTGTTGGACTACCACCAGCATTTGTCAACTTAAGTTTTAGCCTACCAGTTTCATTACCATCAGCAATCTCTGCTGTAGTCAATGATATACTTGCAAATTCTGTTTCTTCGTTAGCATCATTATCTGCTTTAAATGATATCTTTCCTTCAGTAGTCCAATTAGCAGCATCACTATGGTCATTAGATACAAGATTAAGTACTGGTCCATCATCTGTTGTAGAAGTTATAGTTACATTGTTATTATTATCTAAGGATACTGCTTTATCAGCAGGTTGTGATATAAAAACTGTAGGTGTAGAATTAGAGGGCCAACTAACCCTATTATTATTACCATTATTGCTTGACAATATAACATTTCCATCAGTTCGTGTTAATACCTCTCCTGATGTAGCAAATGTACCTACTCCTATTTCAAAAAGACCTGTGTCATCTTCTGCTACATAAAAAGTAGTATTACCATCTCCTACACCTGTAAAATCTACAAAGCCTGTAGGTGGAGCATTGGTTAAGGCATAGTTAGGCAAATTGCCAGTCATACTAGTAGCAACTACTTTTGCTCTATCTAATAAGACATGAGCCATTTACGACAACCTTAAAAGGGCATTACTTGAATTATTTGCTGGCATCGTTAAAACAAAATTACCTGAAGACGATGCTACTGTACCACCAAAACTTAATATAGCAATTGCTTTATTGGACACGCTTGAGTTGTATAGGATAGCACCTGCTGCTGAAATAGTAGAGCCAGACCAAGTAACATCATCAAAGTCTACAAAAGCTACTTCTCCACTTATTTGTAAGTTAGCATTTTGAAGCGTTTGCCCACCTGCTGAATATCCTGTTCCTGATGCTTCGTCTGAATTTCCTGTAACAGTACTGTAATTAGTTGTGCTTGCATTATATGTACCAGATTCTCCTGATTTAATTAAAGCAATTTTAATTGTGTCTGAGTTAATATCGTGTTCTTTATTTAATAACTCTTGCTTAAATGAAACACACATTTTTGTAGTTATTGCCATTTTATTTACCTTCCAATACTAATGTATTCTTCTATAAAAACTGATACGTGTACTGCATCAGATTCTGATACTTGTATGTTTAATATATCTTCTCTTTCAAGCATTATATCTGCACTATCAAAACGAATAAAACCGTTAGAAACTAAAGTATTTGAATTAATTAATGTAAAACTTTCGCCACTACCATCATCAGATGTTTTGTCATACTTTCGTATTGTTAGTGTATATGTTATTTCGTTTGAAGAAACATTTGAAATAAATATTTCTTTAATATTATATAATCTATCGTTAGGGCATTTACAAACCTGCGTTACATTTGTAGATGTTGCTTTTAAAAAATTACTTATTCGTTTTTTAGGTTCATATGCCATATTAAATTCCTTTAAAAAAGGGCAAGGCAGATAATATCGTACCTCACCCTTCTTATTAACTACATTTGCAAAGTTACGCTAATGTATCTCTGTCAACTTCATCCGGAGAAGAATCTCCTTGATCGCTAACATCCATCATTATAGCATATACTCTGATTTTACCTGCTGAGAAGGTTGCACCATCTCCTGCAAAAGTTAAATCTAGTGTATCTGCTGTTGCAAGCGTAATATCAGCTGCAGGTGTTGCTGAAGGAGCATAAGCTCCATCTGCCGCACCATCAATGTCAAATGCCGCTACAAATTCATCGGCATCTGCAGCACCAAGAGTTGCTGTAGCGTTAGTACCTGTATTCATAGTTGCACTTAATACAACCTGAAAACCTGCATGTAACACTCTTGTATTAGCAGGAATAGTTAGACATTGAACTACGTCACCTGCTGTACAAGAAATTGCTTGTGCAGTAAGGTCGATAGTTTTTTGTACCATATATGGTTTTCTTCCTCTTGAGGAACTTCCATGTTCTGGTAGCAATAAAGATGTAAGTGTTGCCATATTCTATTCTCCCTTACGCTAAGTGATATTGTGCTCTAACAAGAGCTTCAGGTCTAAGTATTTTTCGACCATACAAATGCATGCCACGAACAATATCAGCGAAACTATCAGGGTCCCTGTAAGTTTCTGTCTTGTTGATTTGTTCAGCAGTAGCTATAGCAGAACTATGTCCTGCAACAATTACTCCGTAGTTATCTGTGCTATTAGTTCCTGCAAAAGTAGGACCTGTTCCAACAGAAGGTAGATTGTTAGATTGGTATACTTTAAAACCATGTAAGTTATTAAGTACTAAACCGTTTTGAAGACCAGAACCTGACCAATCTGCTTGGAAAAGTCTAGAATCTTCGTCTTTTAATACTTCAATAAATACAGGGTCTAAAACTAACCATCTTCCATCAGTATCTACATTTTGTTGATCTAGCAACCTTGACATACGAGCAATCACAGTTAGTGGGTTTCTATCGCCAGCAGCTGTTGGTGCCGCTTCAGAACCACGAGGTTTAATGGCTATAGCCGCTCCACCTGAACCACCAAAATCATCTTCATTAAGTAACATAGATGATAATAGTTCATTTGAACCAGCAGTTGAAACAGCCTTAGTTCCATTCACTGTTGTGTTTGCAGTATCAGGAGTGCCATGAATAGCAGATTGTTTAAAACCTGATAAGTAACCAAGAACGTCTTGGTCGTATTGATCTTTCAATCTATACGCTGCTCTATCGGATGCAAGTGATTGAAAATTCACATGCGAATGTGCTTCCTCTATATCATCGACTTTAAATGCAAAATAGTTTGCTTTGTCAATGGTAAGAGAAAATTCTTCATCGTCAATATCTTGTGGTTGAATAGTTGTACCACGAGCATATGATTTGACGGTGATCTCAGGTTCTTTGATGACTTTAACAGTATCGCCAAAGTTAGCGATTTCACCAAAGTAATCTGAGTTAGTTATTGCTTCCACTACAGAACCCTTACGAAAAGCAAGTTGTACCTGTTTGGAATATATGATAGGTGAAAAATTACCGTTAGGTAAATTCCCATGTCCTGCCACTTTTGTAAAAGCCATAGTTATCTCCTTTTCTTTTACATAAACAGATGCAAAATACCATACATGTTCAGAGAGGTCTATAGTTATAAGGTGCAAATAATTTAATACGTTGCAATCGGATTAAACATTTGGGCAAATACTAAAGAGTATGTCTTTGTCTTATTTGGAATTTGCGAGATTTTGAGTTTAGCTAGGTTGTAAACACCGTTTAGGCTAATCTAAACTCGATTATAGTTATACACCATAAATGCTTGTTTGTCAACAGTTATCTTGCTGACCCAGAAATGTCATAAATAAATTTTCCAGAACGAATAGCATCCATAATTTCTTCTGAATGTTTTTCATATTCTTTTGCTGACATTGCTTGTATTTCAGATTCTTTTAAATAATTTTTAGATTCATTTGTTAGAGGTTCTCCTGCTTTTGATTTTATGTTAACTGATTTAGCAGCATCTTTATTAGATGGTTTATTAGAAGTTTTAATACCTTTGTCTACTTTATATAAATCAATTGCACGAGCTGCTGAACGAGCATCTTCTTGATTTTCATATAGAGCATCTTGTACCCATTTAGGTTGCTGTTCTGCCCATTCGTGAAAATCATCTTCTTCTCTAATCGTATTAAAATCAGGATGAAACTTTAAAAGCTCAACTTCTGCTTTTTCTTTTGTTGCTTCAGTACGCATATTTTCTATTTCTACTATGCGTTTTTCCATTGTTTTAGATTGCTCTCTTGCTTTTTTCATGGCAATCGTTTCTACAATTGCTGCAACATCAGGGTACTCAGTTGTCCATTTGTCTATTTCTTCTTCAGTTTTAGGAAGTTTAATTTCTTTCTTAGTAGCTTCTTCCAACTGATTCTCAAGAGCCGATACTTTGTCTTCCAAAGATTTCTGTTGCTGTTGCTGATGTTTACGTAAATCTCCATAGCGTTTCTTGAAACTTCGTTCTTCAGCACTATCAGGTTCTTGATCGGTAGCCACAGATTCTTTAGCATCAACTTCTCCTTTTTGTTCTTTTTTTAACTGTTCTAGTTCTGCTTCGTCTTTTTTTATTTTTTCTTCACGAGAATAGGGTTTACTTATAAATGCCTTTTTCTCAACTTTTACTTCTTTTGTCATAGCTTGTTCAGCCATATTTCTTCTCCTTTGTTGGGGTCAAAGTAGCCAATCATAGGGGTATGAGTAGCCAACAAATGTGGGTTATTTATTTCTTAGAAGCTAACCCACCACGCTTCATACTTTTCTTTTTAGGCTTAGTTGTTAAACCACCTGTGTTAAAAGCATCACTATATCCACTTGAGTCAGTAAATCCTGCATCTCCTGCAGATGTTCCACCTCTATTTTCTGCTTTCTCATCCTCTCTATCATCCATCACTTGTTGTCTAGCCGTATCAGCATCCCTAATATCTTGTTGCGTCACAGTAGCACCTAGATTAGAAGTAAATGGAGTTCCACTACTAGCGTTATTATCCTTGTCATCTTGTGCTTGTTGAAGAGCAATGAGTCTATTTTCTTCTGCTATACGTGCTAGTCTGTCAGCTTCTTCTTTTGCTTTTTGGGCTTTCTGTTGTGCAAGTAACTCAGCAGCTTCATCAGCTTGTTGCTGTGCAAATAATTCATCAGCTTTTGCTTTTGCTTCGGCATCAGCTTTAGCTTTTTGAGCAAGTAATTGTGCTTCATAGACTCTAGCTTCCTCTTGTTGCTGTGCTAATAATTCAGCTGCTTTTGCTTCTTCTTCTTCTATTTTAATTCTACGAGCTTCTTCCTCTGCAAATGCTGCGTCAGCTTTCTCTTGAGCTTTTCGCTGTGCTTCTTGAGCTTTTTGCTGTGCTAATAATTCAGCTTCAAGCTTTTTGTCATTTTCAGCTTCTGCAATCGCACTAACTAAATCATTTTTATTTTTAATAGTGTTATTCTTTATAGAATCTGTAAATTGTGTTGGATCAATATCATATACATAATTATGATTAGTTGCAAAATTTGTTAAATAATCCTTAACTAAGACATCGGCTAGTTGATTTTTTTGGTTATTAGTTAAGAAAGAACCTTCCATAGAAGTTACAGGAGTACCATTTTCGGAAGACCTTACAGCATTACCTTCACTATCTGTGACAATAGATGCTTGTGCTAATGTTTTTAAATCGTCAGAATTTCCTGTTTCAAGTACTTTATTCATTTGGTGTTGAAACGGAGTTTCGTTTCTACCATATTTAGCTACTTCAATACCTTCTCTCTGTAAAGCTAGATAGTATTTCTCGTATTTAACTTTTCCTTCAGGTGAAAGTTGCGACCAAGTATCATAACTAATCTCTCCACCAAACCATCCTGTTTCTATAGAAAGTTTTTTACCCAAGACAAAATTATCATAGGTATTGTAAGCGTTTAATAGTTTGTTTGTTCTTATGTCTACAGCCTGTCCTGCGTTATTAAATATGCCACCTGTAGTGGGGTCCATATCCCCAGCATTATAGCCTATCTGACCTGTTACTGTAAGGATAGGCTTATTACCTCTATCTTCACCCTCAAGATAATATTCTTGCCCAACATTACCAAAACCACCACGAGTATCCGTAGACCCAAACAATACTGTAAGTTTATCTTTACCCTCTAAAGCATCATATACATATTTCTTTCCATCAAAGTATTCTTCTACAGAAGGAGCAGGTTGAGTACCACCTGTAAATTTTCCTGTTGCTGTATCATCAAAAGAACCACCAGATAGCACTAAGGCTTTCTTTCCTTCTTCTAATGTTTTTGTCACTTCTTCAGATGTATCACCTTCTAAAAAAGAATCAATAGCACCTGCTAGTTTTTTAGTTACTCCTAATTTTTCTGCGGCAATGGCCGCCCAAATAGGTATTCCTAAAGCACTCATTAAAACACCACGAGAAAATCTTTTTATAAGAGGATCATTTGACGCATCTGAACCTGTACCAAATAAAGATGATATAGTATCTGTTTCTGTCGCTGTTTCTGTTAATCCTAGAACCTGTTTTGTGTGTTCTCTTCTCTCTTCATTTTCTTTTTCTGTTGTATCTTTGTTGTCAGTTTCAGGTGCGATACCATTCATTTCTTCAACAGTTGTTTTATCTATTTTTTTCTGTTCTTCTTTCATAAGAGCTTTAAATTCATCTGAATCTGTTGCCAACCAATGATCTGGTATAGGCGATGTAGGTTTACCATTTATAAAAGTAATACGATATATTCTTTTTGAATTTGGATCATAATACTGTTTAATGCCATATAAGTTTTCTACTTTTGGCATTAAGTCTTCATATGATAATATTTCATCATCAGAGTCATCACCTATTGCGTCTATGTCATCTTCTTCAACATCTAATATTTCTTCATCTTCTTCTTGCATAGGTTGTTGTTCTACAGGTGCAAGTGTAGGTGCTAGTCCTGCAAATCTAGAACTTTGATTACTAGTAGTAGATACTAAGCCACCCGGAGCCATTTTAACTTCAGGTTCTATCATTGCATCTTCATTCCATTCTCCACTATCTTCCATAGTTGCTTCTTCTGCATTTCCCATTTGACCCATGTCCTCCATTTGTTGAAGCCCTTGTTTAGCCTTTTGTCGCAAAGACATTAGTTTATTTAAACCTATAAAACGTACTACATCTGCAGGAAATACAAACTCTCCTTCTGATAGCTTTGCATCAATATCATCTCTTACTTCGCTTTTAAGTGAACCAACAGGAACTTCATTACCTGATTCTTCTTCTATTGTTCCACCATCGTCTGCTAAACCCCCTTCTTGTTTTTTCATTACTGCTCCACCTTTATTGTAAGTTACTATTTTATTATATACAGGATGTTCTTTTCCTCTTAGCTTAATAGTACCAATAATTTCTCCTAGCTCTAAATTACCAGTAACTGTTGGTCGTAGTCTAGGCTCATCTCTATTAGCAGGATAGGTTTTTAATCTAGCACCTTTAGAAAAATCTGTTTCTAAAGTATAAAAGTGTTTTCCCCTATTAGTAACAGATACTAAAGTATTAACATCTAAATTTTCATCTACTCTATTTAACCAATCCCATCCAGCTTTTTTACCTGTTTTTGATGGTTTTACTAAATTAACTTTTATATCTGTGCCTTGTGAACCTATATCAGACACATCTAAATCCGTTACAGCCATAGATGCTTGAGGTCTATCGCCTTTAACTTCCATTTCTGGTCTTATTTTAATATTTGCACCACCTACATTTTTATCTGTTAATATTTCTTTAGTTATAGGATTAATATATTCGCCACCGTGTCTATAAGGTAAACCTACTTTTTCTAAATTAGATTGATTAACAGGTCTTACAGGTATAGATTCTTTTTCTACAGGAGTATCTTTTGTAATGTTTTTTGTTAGTTTTTTAGTTACTGCTCTAGCAAGTTTAGATGCTACACTCATTGTTTATCTGCTCCTATTACTTCTTCTCTTAAATATTTTAATTTACGCAAGACAGAAATCGCTCCCTGTGTCCTATACAATAGAACATTAGTATCAGCTTGTTCCATAGCTTTGTGTTGGTTTGCTATTAAATAGTCTACGTAATTATTGAAACTGTCTAGTAGCCGTTTGTTGTCCACCAACTTCTTGAGGGGTGACAGCACCTGCTGTTTGTCCTTGTCCTTGTTCATTTCCTGTAAATCCTTGTTCGTTTGGGGTAGGAGCTATGCCTGTTCCTATTGTACCACCACCTGCTCCTGTTGGATCATTGGGGTCTGCTCCTGCAGGTGGCTGTTGTTGCATTTGCATCTTTTGCATCATACTAGCCTGTAATTCAGCTTCTTCCATGTTATTAGTTACTTTATCAGGGTCTAAATCCATAGTCTTTGCTATTTCTCTAATAATAAATTGAAACTTAGCAAATGGAGCAAGTGCAGGTGAACTAGCTGTTTGTAGGAATTGCATTAATCTTTGACTTCTAACTTCGTTAGCCATAAGACTTTCTGTTCCTCTAGCTTTAATTTCTAAATCACCTCTAAAGTCTGGATTAAAATCAAACTGCATATTAAAACGAAATAGATTTTCACCTAATGGTCTAAGTAAATAATCGTCAACATTTTTAATAACAGCTTTAATTGAACCACTTGCTGCGTTCATTAGCATAGATATACCACTTGCTGTTCTTCCTACACCTGACACACCTGTTTGACCGTGTGCAAAGCTAGGAAACCCTGTACTCTCATCTGATAGCTGTCTAGCTTTATCAAATAACTGCATATTTTCGTTAGATACATTTGGAAACTTTGTACCAAAGATTGCTTGTCCCGGAGCACCACCTTGTCTTCTAAACACTTTTCCCGGATATACAGATAAGTCTTGTCCCGGAACTAGGTTTGTTTCATCTACTTCTATAAGTAAGTTACCTGATAGTACGGCATTATCAACTGCCATACGCATAAAACCATTCATTAAGGTTTGTGTATCATCCATGTTTTCAGCTATGCCTACACCAAAGAATGAATAAGGGTTTAACTCATATGGAGATGCCATATAAGGTATTTTAGCAGGTTTAAACGGATTTAAAACTACACGAATAAGATTGTTTTGGCACATCCATATATTAGCATGTAACTCGTCTGAATCTTTTAACTCTTTTGGTATATCAACTTCGTTATCAATAAGTAGTTGTGTATCAACAACACCCCAATACTCTATAACTTCAAATCTGTCAATTTCCGTTTCTTCAGTATAGTCAGATAAATCATCTTCCCAATATTTTTTGTTATACTCTTCGCCCATATCAATACAAGCATCTATCATGTTTTCTCTAAAGTAAGGTCTTTTTTTAAGAGCACGTAATTGACTACGTGAAAGTTTATGTCTTTCTATTACATATTGTGCGTCATCCATGTTATTTGAATCTGGATCAGGATAAAAATTCCAAACAGATACGTTAGATACCTGTGGTATTGTTTTAAATACAGGATTGTATTCACCATTTTCTTCCCAATTAGGGTATTCTTTATCTAGAGCAAAAGGACCTTTCATTACACCTGTGCCAAACAATGCCATCTCAAAAGCTGTGCTACGTAGATGTTTAGAAGCACTAGATTCTTCAAGTTGATCCATGATCTTCTTTTCCATCTTTTTAGCTGCAATCATAGCAGGGCTATAGGTTACTGTCTTTGGCTTAGTTCCCGGACCTTCTTGCACAGTAACGTTTTCCATCTTAGCTATTTTTTCTTCGATAGGACCTAGTTGTACTCCTGAACGATACCCTTTAGGTAAAGGTGTACCATCTCCTGAAAACTCTAATTCAGGTTGTTGTTGCTCATCTTCTTTGTTTGGTTTTTCTATATCTATATGTACATCTTCAGATACACCATCAGGTAATTCTGTTGGCTCAACGCTAATAGGAAATTTATTACCTGCAAATAAAACGTCAACAATTTGACTATACGCAGCCAAAGTTTTAGTTTTAGTTATCTTGATAAATACTCTAGATTTTTCTGCTTCTGAAAACTGAACATCTGGACCATACAAACCTCTATAATTTCTATATGAACGTAACCATCTTTGCTCATCTGTTCGTCTAGCATCTTCTGCTTTCTTATACTTATCTTTTACAAAAATAGCAATACTAGCTGAAGAAGGTTCTTCTTTATCAATAGAGCTAACATCTTCTAAATGCATAGACTGGTCTTCAACTACATTTTCTGTATTTTCTTCTTCTGCCATAACTTTCCTTTAATATCCAAACGTAGAATCTGCAGGTTTAAATGTTGCTTTTGGTATATGTGGGTCATAATCAAATATATTAAACCTTGGTCTTGACATTATACCATATCTTAAAGCATCATACAAGTGATCTTCTGCTTTTGTATCTACATCCTCTGGATTTTTTTTATCTAACGGAATAGAAGGTAACTGTGCAATTATTTCTGTACAGGTGTTAAAAAACACTAACCTTGATTCCTTTGTAAAATCGTCTATTTGTAATCGTCTGTGTACTTCATTTTTACCTGATACACGAGAACCTTTACTTCTATCTGATGGTCTAAATCGACAACCTCTCATAGTCATTTGTTCTGCTAGAGAAGGTCCTGTGTCACCTCTTTTGTGCCATAAACTAGAATCTAGTATGCCATATTTAAGATTACCATCTTCAGCTTCTAACTCTAGTATCCTATCTGCTAAGTCCGTTGCAAGAACTTTTGATACGTAAAGTTCACGATATACCACCAACTGTTCAGAAGGCGATACAGCAAACCAAAGAACCCCTGAATAACTTCCGTAGCCGTAATCACAAGCACGGAACTTAATCCAACTATTAGGTATAGCAAAAGGTTCAACAACGTGTATATCCCTGTTAAACTCGGTAAAAGCAGCACCTTCTTTAATATCCCAATCGCCATCCAAAAGCTGTTTACGCTGTTGTTCAGGAAGGGATAAGAGCATTGCTTCATAGTCACCACTTTCTGAGAGGTATGGATTGTCAGATAGTCTTGCAGGAATAAATCTCCGTTTGAATAAAGATTTTCCAGCCTTTCTATGTCCTGCTGGGTATTTAAGGACTTCTCCTGTTTCAATATCTGTTGCATCAAACTCTTTTCCATAAGGTGCAGGGTCAATAAACATTTTCTTAACCCATTGATGTCCTATACCACCGGGGTTTGTTGTAGCCCTCATAAAGATAGGTAAATCCGATGCTACAGAACGTAAACGTGAACGCATATAGTTCCATGCAAAAGGGGTTGCCCATTGTGTTAATTCGTCAAAACCTATCCAACTAAAAGCTAAACCTTGGTATCGCATCACATCTTCATCTCTATCAAGGTATGACATCCACAATCTTGCACCTGACGGTGCAACCCATTGCATTTTTCTTTCATACCACTTTATACCCTTCCAAACTTTAGGATATAATTCTTGTGACTTAAATATAAGTTCTCTTAACTCTTCTGTTGTGTGTCGTAATAGTAAGCCACTAAATGAAGAATGACCCATATACCTAAGAGGGTCAGCTAACATAGCAAACGACTTGCCACCACCTGCTGAACCACCATATAAAACTTCTCTTTCGCTTGCAGCAAGAAACTCTGTTTGAGGTCCATCATTAGGTTTAAATACTACATTTTGCTCTGCTTCTTGTACAGGTTCTATATAATCTATACTACTATCCGTAGCTAATACTTTGCTGACTACCTGTTCTTTGGTTTTCAAGTCTTTTTGCTTCTTCTTTCGCTGTTTGTATTGCCTTTTCTGCATATTCTGACCAGACACGGAGAGTTCTAGCTTTGTTCTTACGTTTTTGCTCACGTCTTACTCTTTTCATTAATCCTATGTGGGAAATGTACCTTTCAGTAAAAGTACTTAACCAATTTGCGACCTGTCTATATGAATACTGTTTTAAGTGTTCTTTTGCTTTTTCTAAAGCATCTAACTCACGAGGTATGGGTCTAAGAATGTATTCATTTTCAGGGTCTATTTCATAACCAAAAGGAACAGTTCTTGCAATTCTTGGTATCGCAATCCATTCATTTTGTTCTTTCATGTCTAGTGGTTGTGGTAAATCCCATTTACCTATACTTCTACTCGTCATTATCCTCTATTGGTTTCTTAGTCGGCATAAGCATTACACCACCTGATGCTTCTACTTGTACCTTTTCTGTTTTTATTAAACCTGTTCTATCTAACAGTTCTTTTGCAGCAATCATCTTGTCTTTAATACCTAACTCTGTTGGGTTATCTAAACTATCAGCTATTGCTACAGCAGCTCGTGGAGCATTACTTGCCATATACAGTTGTGTTGCTTCCATTATTTCATCTTTTAAAGTCTTAATAATTTCTTGATTATTTGTTTTTGTAGAATACCCTGCAATTATTTTAGCATTTGTAATATTACCATTAGCATCATTAAATAAGGCATCCATAAATTTTTGTTGTCTTTCTGTTAGTTGTCTACTCATCTTACATTCCTTGGTCTATTTGCCTGTGCTCTTTGCTGTTTCCATCTCTCATACATTGACCTATACCTATCTCTGTTACGTGTACGTGCATCCATTTTTTTAGTTGCCATCGCTAATCGGTTTTTATAGTTTAGCACATCTACTTGAAAACTAGCTTGCATATTCATTAGTTCTTTACGTGACACACCTGCTTTTTGTGCCCTAAACATTTTTTTTCTGTGTTGATGTTGCATAATCATTAATCTTATTTGCTCATTGGGTACGGCATTACGTCTAGCTTTTTGTAGGTTGTATCTAAATGATCTATCCATAATAACTGTAGGTGGCACATTTTGTTTTCTCATTTGCTCTATTTGTCTTGCATGTGCTAAATCTAGTTTAACCTGCCGTACTCTTTTTCTTTGTTCTACTGGGTCTAGCATAGTGTTAGACATTATTTTTTGTATACTCTGATTAGCAGAAAAATTACGTCTTTGCTCTGGTGTCATAGTTCCAAATGTTTTTCTTTGTTCAGCAAGTTTCTTTTTAAGAAGTTCTAGCTGTCCAGTAGTTCTAGGATTAGGCTGTACAGGTAGTGTTGGTAGCATTGGCATGATAGGCTTTGCTGGCATTGGTGTTACAGCCGGTCTAGGATCAGCAGTAGGTCCTTGTCGTGGTGGCTGTACAGGTTGTGTTGGCATTGGTGTTACAACTTCTTGAACAGCTTCTACATCTTGAACAGGTGCTGGTTTCTGTTGAGCTTGTAATTGAGCTTTTAGCATTTCAATCTGCATTATATACTGTGCTTTTTGCTCTTCCATACGGCTTTTTAAGTCATTAATTTCTGCTTGCCAATCTCGTGTTGCAACGGCTGTTTGTTCTCTAGGTGTTGATACTGTTTGCATTTGATCTGGCATAGGTGTTGCTACAGGTGTTGGTGCTACAGCATCTGGTGTAGCCGTACCCATAGGAGGTCTAGGTGGTGTCGGAATACCTAGTTGTTCACCTGTTGGCTCTTGGTTGTTGTTATAGGGCATTTCTGCCATGTGCTACTCCCTTTAAATTGTCTACTAATAGGCTTAAATAATTTACGCAAATTATGCTTATGCCGTTCTCTATTTTTTTGTTTTTCAATTTCGCTTACTGTAAATTTACAGCTTTCATTCTGCTTATTAGCCTGTCGGCTCTGTTTGTTACTTGCTTGTACCATCTAGAATCTTTCATTTGAATTGCTGCTTCTAACCAATCACCATCGCTAATAGCCTGTATCATTTTTTTAAAACCTGATAATCTAGGTCTACCCATATTAAACATCATGTTAGCTGTAATTAGTTTTACTTCTTCAGGTAAATTATCCCAATCATTAAATAGCTTTCTACATTCATCTAATGTTACATGCACATCTTGTTCAAATGCTTCATTAACTCTTATTTCATCGACAGGTGTTCCCATTCCCATTTGGTGTTCTGGGTCTTTGTCAGTAATTAAATGTCCGATACCAAATGTGGGTAAACCTAAGTGATCTAAATATACTTCATACTTACAACCTTCATCTGTTTTTAACTCTTCTCTTAATCTATCTGTAAGTGTTTCCATTAATTCTTTCCTTTTTTTTCATCTTCTATTTCTTTAAATCTTTCAGCATAACTAATCCTGCTACCCTTTTTAAGCTTACTAGGTGTTGTTTTGGGTTTTGAAACAGGTAGAGGTATTTTATTTTTTGGTACTTTATAGGTACTTCCTTTATAATTAACTGTAGCTTTCCCTGCTTTCTGTGCTGCATCTAAACGTGATCTAAAAGTTGCATCTTTTTTATACAGAGCCACGGCTGAACCAACAGTTAACACAGTACCTGCACCAGCAAGAAATCCCTTTGCTTGTCCAACTCTGTATCTTCTTTGTTTTTCTGTAGGTTTTTGTGTCTTTGCTTGATTAGTACTCTGCCCTCTAAATATGCTTTTAGTATTACCTTTTGAATCTACTTTTTTCTTAGGTATTTTTTTTGCTATTGCTCTTGCTAGTTTACTTGCTATGCCCATATTAGTGTTTCCTTTTTAATTGTTCATTCTCTTTGAGAACTTTGTAATATGCTTTTGTTAATTCTTTCATATCATCTTGTAGAAGAAAATATAACTTTTTCCATTTTAACATTTCTCTACGTAATGTTTCTTCAAAAGTATCTTCGTGGTTATCCCAACCATTTTTCATAAACTTTAATCTTTGTTATGTAACTGAAATAGAGATTCAATTTTTTTCTCTGTTTCTTTTACGGCACTTTCAGTTCTTACCGAACTTACAAAGTTATCCTGTATCTTATCGTTTGCCTTTTGGCAATCGGCTTCTAGTTTTTCTACATCTTTCTTGAGTGTTGTAACATCTGTGTGTAGTTTAACAGCTACTACAAGTGCTGTCAAGAAAAAAATTAACTGTTCCCAATATTGTAAGATACCTTCCATAAGCCATTATTTTTTACCACTCAATGCACTAAATCCGAAATATGCTCCAACCAGTCCACACATCGAAATATATTGTGTCATAAGTATACTTTCTGCTTCGGCTAGTCTGTTTGGGTAAGCCAAAGTTAGGATAGTAGTAATACCCATAAGAATAATTAAAACCCATGCCATTCTCCTTTTGTTTACTTGGTATGCTAATTTATCTGGAACTAAGTCACCATCACATTTACAATTTTCATTTCCACACTCACAAGACATAGATTACCCCTTCTTATTTATTAATTGAAGACCTGTCTTACCGAACCTATATCCAAAACTACTGCCAATACAAATATATAGGCAAGTAGAAAACCAATTAGGAGTATTTTCTTCGAGGAAAAGAAACCCCTCTTTAACATACTCTTGTGTCCAAGGTAAAAAACAACATACTAATATCCCTCCAAAGATTAAAGTCCAAAATTCATCTTTCCAACTTCCTGCCATTTGTTGAGTAAGGCTTTGCTCATTCAACATACTTGAGGTTGCTTCTGTTTCATAAACTTTTGCTTCAGCTTTTGCACGAGCAACTTTTACTTCTGTTTCGGCTTTTGCCTTGTCTACTTTTCCTTGTATATACGTTCCTGCTATATTAGCAATAGGTCCTAATAATGAACTTAGTCCAAGCACTATGTAAATCTCCTATATTTTGCTGTTTGTCTTGCAACTGACTTCGGTTGCTTCACAGCTTGTTTGCCCTTTTTTGTTCCTTGCCGTTTTGCTTTTGTCGTTGCCGCATACTGGGCAGGTGTTAGAGCTTTTATTGCCGCTGTAGGCAAGTATCTTTCTCCTGTTTGCTTGGATGGCTTCCCTGATTTTGTTCGCCACTTCTGTTTTCCCCATGCTTTTAAAGACCTTTGTGGTTTAGCTAATGCCACTATCGGTATCCCCCACCTTTAGCTTTATATTGTTTGGCTAACATTTGAGCTTTTCTTCCAGACCATTGTCCCGGATTACCACCCTTACCACCTGCTTTAATAGAATTAAATAAACTCTTACGCATAGTAGGTTTTGTATAGTTACCTGCTTTATTTACAGTACTACCACCTTTATTTAATTTTAAAGACGCTAATGATTTAGCTTGACCTGCATGAGATTTACTAGCTTTTTTTAATCCCTTAACTACTTTTTTAATTACTTTTTTTGCGTTTGTCATGTTTTTTTGTGCCTGTTTGCGAAATTTCTCGCTGATTGCTCATTACGAAAACCCCATGCTTTTAACGCTAATGCCTTACGTGTAGGTTCACCATTAGGTTTTTTCATAGGTCCTTTCATACCTGCAAATCGTGCAGCAAAAGAAACTCTTCTAGGATTAACTCCTGCTTTTACAGGTGGTTTAAGATTACTGCCGTCTTTCTTTTTAAAGTGTGCTCGACCTGCAGCGTTTAAACCACCAGAAGGATTTTGATGTCTTTTTAAAACCATAGCTAACCTTGAAAAAAGATGTGATACACTAATAGACCTATAATAAGTAACTTACCATAGTCTAAATCAAAATTAGTTCCTTCGCCAAATCTTTTATTCCACATATCAAATTTAATTTTATCCCAATTAATCATGTTTGTTTTCCTTTAATGTTGATAATGCATCAACTTGTTTTGCATAGTCATCATTTGATAAAGGCACAAGCCCTGCTGGAAATAAATATCCATCAATACTCATAGCCCTCTCTGACACAAATTCTTCAACATAACTTAACATGTTTGGTATTGCATAAATATGGTCATTCTTTACATAAAAGAATAATGGTCTAGCACCCGGATATTGATATGATGCAATATTATCAAAAGTTAATTCTATATTATCAATTATAGAGGATTGGACTTTATCTCTATTTTGGTCAAAAAAGGAATAACCAAAAACACCAAATAAATTTGAATCTGCAACTAATTTTTCTACTATTAAATTATCGTTTTCGCCCATCTCTATTGCAACACCATCTTCTCTTAATACTTTATATCCACCTTTCGTGTCACCAGAATATAACCCTAGTTTCTTCCAACCATTCTTCATAAACAAAGAACCCATTGCATCTCTTGTTCCAGAGGTTGGTGGTGGTATCATAATTGCAATCTTTTGATTTGG